TCGACGCCTACGGCAAGAAGGCTCGCTAAGTACAAAAGAGAAGGCCGGGTGTTACCCCGGCCTTTTTATTTATCCTGCTTTCCGCATCGCCTCGTCTAGTGTCTGTGTTGTCCAGACAGTGGAGACGTGGATGACATCGTAATTGTGTCCGAAGGTATTTTTAAGGTTTTCTGCGTATTCGCGCGCTTCTGATTGTTTGTGGAAGGCCGAATGATACTGATCAAGCCCAGCGCCTTTTTTCACAACGTAGAACATTTACATCTTCTCCTTGGGGGTCGGACTATTCCGACCTAACAAAAGAACATTAGCACAGGCGTTAACAAAAGTCAATGTATGTTAACGCCCGTGTTTGTCAGTACAGCGGTTTGACTTTGGTTTCTTTCGTGGCTGACTTCATCCGGTTCCACTTAAACCCGTCACGCCACTTCACGTCTTCTAACGCTCGCCTCATGTCTTCATCGCGCGCCTGTTTGATGCACCAATCTACAGACTTGCCTTTGTTCCAACGGTCGTAAAACCATTTCGCATCGTAAGTGTACACTGAGTTACAGAGAGCCTGCCTGAGCCTTACTGGCAACTTGTCAAGATAGTACCAGTTGTCATGCTTGCGGGAGGTTGAACGTGTCGCGTGATTACCCATAATCGTTCCTTAGTTATCGTATTTGAGGGTCAGATTATTCCGACCTAACAAAAACATCATAGCACGTATGTTAACAAAAGTCAACAGATGTTAACGCCCATGTTTTGGTGAACGGATTTTTACTTTCTATTGTAAGTAAATAGATTATCTTCCTGCGTGTGTTTACATGCCGATCATGGCCCAAACCTATGATACTTTCTGGCAAAGTAAATTTGCAAAGCGCCTTCAAGAGGCCGCCGACGCTGAATCTGAGTCCATTTTATTTGGCTCCGTAGAGGATTTCGCCAGTTACAAATACAAGGTCGGCCTCATTCGCGGACTTAACCTTGCTCATGAGCTTATGAGCGAAGTAACTAGCGAAATTAACAAAGACAAACAGGGGAAAGAATAATGCCATACATGCGCATGGAACACGCTTCTGATCCTGCTGCGGCAATCCGCAGCGAGATGGGCGACATCAACGACATCGAGATTTTTCACAATCAGGTTCTGGTTGCTATTTACATCCGCCCTGAGAAGACGAAGAGCGGATTGTACCTGTCTTCACAGACACGCGAAGAAGACAAGTATCAGGGCAAGGTTGGCCTGATCATCAAGAAGGGCGCAGATGCCTTTGTTGACGATACTGGCAAGTGGTTCAAGGGCGTTAACTTGGATGTTGGCGACTGGGTTTACTTCCGCCCGAGTGACGGATGGCAGATCACTGTCCATGGCCAGCTTTGCCGCATTCTTGATGACACGGATGTCCGTGGGCGCATCCCTGCCCCCGACGCAGTCTGGTAAAGGAGACGTGAATGTCTGACACTGAAAATCAGGTCAAAGAAGAAGAAATCATCGTCAAGGACGAGGCGGAAGCCGCACCTGAGCGTGAGCCTGAAGTAGAAAACGAGATCACCCCGGAGATCGGGATTGATGCCCTCAAGTATCAGCTTGAGATGGAGCGTCAGGCCCGTGCGGAAGCTGAACGTCGTGCGAAGGCGGCAGAGAACAATGCGTCCAAGGCATCCCTTGAGGTGCAGGACAGCAACTTGCAGCTTATCGCAAGCGCAATCGACAGCGTTAACCGCTCCAACCACATGCTCAAGCGTGACTATGCGGCTGCTATGTCCGCTGGTAACTACGAACATGCGGCAGAAATTCAGTCCCAGATGTCAATCAACGGGGCAAAATTGCTCCAGTTGGAGAATGGCAAGGCGGCACTTGAGCAGCGCATCGCCAATCCGCCTCAGAGGCAGCAGGAAGCCCCGTCTGATCCCGTTGAAGCAGTGGCGGCACAGTTGTCTCCGCGCTCCGCAGCGTGGGTCAGGGCGCATCCTGAGTGTGTGCGTGACCAGAAGCTCTACATGCGCATGATCGGCGCTCACAATATCGCTGTTTCTGATGGCTACGTGCCTGATAGCGACGAGTATTTCGAGCAGATTGAGCGTCAGATGGGTATGCGCAAGCAGCCCACGGCTGTTTCTCATGAGGAAACAGAGGAACCATCGTCCATGGCGGCCAAACCGATGGCAAGGAAGTCTCCTCCGCCTGCTGCTCCGTCGTCTCGCGCTGCATCGAATGGCTCCAGTGGCCGCAATACGGTCACTTTGAACTCCGCAGAGCGTGAAATGGCTTCGATTATGGGCATGACGCCCGAAGAATACGCGAAGAACAAGGTCGCGCTGAAGAAAGAAGGAAAGTTGCAGTGATGGACAAAGATATGGACGCGGAAGTGACGAAGATGTCCCGTGGACGCCCGAAAAAGGTCATCGAAGACATGCGCCCTGAGCCTATCGCGGAAGCCCGCGAGGACATGCGCACGTCACAGCGTGAAGAAGACCCGCGTTCTCGCGCTGAACGCCGGGCGGCTGAAATCCGCAAGCATCTGAAGGGCGATACAAGCGACGGCGCTGACCGTTTCTATGTCGATCCGCACATTGTGCCGGATGGCTGGTCGTATGAGTGGAAGCGCAAGACGATCTGGGGCAAGGAAGACCCCGCCCATGAGGTGGAACTAGCCCGTCAGGGCTGGGAAGTGGTCCCCGCCTCTCGTCACCCGCAGATGATGCCGAAGGGCAACTGGCAGACCATTGAGCGCGACGGCATGATCCTCATGGAGCGTCCCAAGGTTCTTACTGATGACATCCACAAGGAAAATCTCAGGAAGGCCCGCCTTCAGGTCAAGGCCAAGGAAGCGCAGCTTAATCAGGCTCCTGATGGCACGTTCGACCGTGATGATCCGCGCGTGAAGCCAAACATCAAGAAGTCCTTTGAAGCCATGAAAATTGGCGACGAGTAAGTTAACGTGAGAGGCTGGAACACCGCTTCATTAACTTGAGGCGGTGTTTTTTATTTGAGTATTGCAAAGTATATTTTTGGTGATATAGATTAACCATCTTCCCCCGGTGTGGAAGTAAACTTTTACTTGGTCACTAGACAACTCGGTGTTGTTAAAGTGATTGTTCTCTAGGAGAAACCGGGATGGCAAATACAAACGCCCCCTTTGGCTTCCGTCAGTATCGCGGCCTCGGCTCCGCTCCCACGTATGAGCAGTCCGTCCGTTTGATTAGCTCGGCCAACACGAACGCAATTTACTTTGGCGATCCTGTCAAGAGCCTCAACACTGGCTACATTGATCGTGGCACTGCTAGTGCTGCAATCGCTGGCATTTTTGCTGGTTGTAAGTATCTTTCCACTTCTCAGAAGCGCACAGTCTGGTCGAACTATTGGCCGGGTGCGGATGCTTCTGCCGATGTGGAAGCTTACATCATCAATGACCCGAATGCTCAGTTTGTCGTTCAGGCTGGCGGCACTGCCGTCACGTTTGCCGACATTGGCAACAACATTGACTTTGACCTTGGCACTGGCAATGCGTCTACTGGCATTTCTGGCGCTTTTGCCACTGGCGTTGCTTCGACAATCACGCTTCCTTTCCGCGTCGTTGGCTTGGTTACCCAGCCTCCGGGTGCGAACGGGACTGACCCTACATCTGCTTACGATCAGATCATTGTAAGCTTCAACAACGTCGGCACCCGTGACAACGGTGCTGGTCCCGTCGGCATCTAAGGAGTAAGGACCAATGGCTGTTAATCTCTCAGCAATCAAAGACCTTCTCCTCCCCGGCCTCCGTGGCATTGAAGGCAAGTACGAGCAGATTCCGTCTCAGTACGACAAGATTTTCACCAAGCATGAGTCGCGCATGGCTCTCGAACGTACCGCTGAAATGCGTTACCTCGGCCTCGCGCAGCTTAAGACCGAAGGCGGCCAGACCGCTTTCGACAATGGCGCTGGTGAGCGTTACGTCTACAATCAGGAGCATACGGAAATCGCTCTCGGCTACGCGATCACACGCAAGGCCATTGACGACAACCTGTACAAGACCCAGTTCCAGCCGTCGAACCTTGGCCTGATGGAGAGCTTCCAGCAGACGAAGGAAATCTACGGTGCGAACGTCATCAACACCTCCACGACGTATAATCCGTCTGTGGGTGGTGACGGTGTCGCTCTTGTCGCTACCAATCACCCGATTGATGGCGGTACAGTTGCCAATCGCCCGGCTACTGACGTTGAGTTGAACGAAGCGACCCTGCTTGCGGGCATGATCGCCATCCGTACCAACTTCAAGGATCAGGCTGGCCTGAAGGTGTTTGCCCGCGCTCGCAAGCTGCTGGTTCCGCCGCAGCTTGAACCTGTTGCAATCCGCCTGACAAAGTCGGAACTGCGTCCGGGTACAGCAGACAACGACGTGAACGCGATCATCAGCACCTCTGGCGGCCTTCCCGAAGGCTACATGACCAACGACTACCTCACTTCGTCCACGGCTTGGTTCCTGCTGACGAACATCGACGGTCTGTCGTACATGGAGCGCGTGAAGTTCGAGACAGACATGCAGGTTGACTTCGTCACGGACAACCTGCTGGTCAAGGGCTACGAGCGTTACAGCTTCGGCTACTACAACTGGCGTTCGATCTGGGGTTCGCTCCCGACCTAATGGAAATGGCGGGGGCTACGGTTCCCGCCTTTCTTTTATCTGGATTAACTTGTTGCGCCAACCGATCCAGCGGACTTTGCACAGATGGCGTGACGCAAGTGCAAGGAGACACCCATGGGTGTTACCACATTTACTGGCCCGATTAAGGCTGGTGACATTCCGAATACCAGCGGCACTACGCTGGGTTCCGATGTCAAGAATACTGGCTGGGTTCTTATGGCCCAGTCCTCTGCGTTTACGCAGGCAAGCGGTGCCACTGACATCGTTATCCCCGCCAATAGCCAGATTGTTTCCATCACGGTGTTTGTAACAACCGCCATGACTGGTGTCGCAAAGACTTTTGGCATTGGTACGACTGCTTCTGCCACATTCCTGACGGCGGCTGCTGCGCTTGACGGCACTGCGATTGGACCGCTTACGGCCACTCCCGGTACTGATGCTACGCGCAATGGCAACTGGATTGATGTTGGCGCGACAGACTGCAATATTGCGGTTACTTCTACCAACACTGGCTCTGGCGTGGGTAACATCGTTGTTACTTATCTTCAGAACCGCGATGCGACCCCCTAAGCTGTTTTAAGGAGCAGAAAGCATGGAAAAGATGAAGGGCGTTGCCCCGAAGAAGACTACGCCGGAACTGGTTTCCGGCAACAAGGATGTCGTGGCTGCGGCTCGCAAGATGCGCAAGGCTGGCGGCAAGGCTGGCAAGGACATGGGCAAGATGTCGGGCAGTGGCTGCGGTGTGCGCGCTGACCGCAAGGCCCGCAAGTCTGGCGGCATGTGTTCGTCTGACTGGACCGCCGCTCAGGGCGAAGGCTCTAAGCCGCGCGGCTAAAGGTTTTCCGGGCGGTCATCGTCCTCCCCGGCTGACCGTTTGGGAAAGCTCCGTGGTTGGGGCATTGGACGGGGTGTTCTCTGGCATCCCGTCCTTTTTTATTAGGAGAAGGCAATGGCTAAAACGCCAGCATGGCAGCGCGCAGAAGGAAAATCAAAATCCGGCGGATTGAACGAAAAGGGCAGGGCTTCTGCGAGAGCAGAGGGCATGAACTTGAAACCTCCTGTCAGTAAAAAGCAGGCCGCAAAGTCAGATGCAGACGCCAAGCGGAGAGATAATTTCAGGAGCCGGATGTGCGGAATGAAGAAAAAACTAACATCCGCTGAAACGGCAAATGACCCAAACAGTCGCATCAACAAGGCGCTGAAAAAATGGGATGTGAAATGCTGACGAAATGCAGTCGGTGCAAGACTGAAAAGCCAGCAACACTAGAGTTTTTCCCGCCACACAAGTATAAGCGCAGCGGGCTTGATAGCTGGTGTCGCTCTTGCCGTTCTGAATACCGCAAGGAAACGCGACTGCCAAAAGGCATTGCAGCGAGCGAAATTGCTCGTGCATACGCCGCGCGAGCTACAGAGGTTTGCGTGATTTGTGGATCAAACGAGAAATTAACAATTGACCATGACCACAGTACAGGGATGGTGCGAGGCGCTCTCTGCACAAACTGCAATTTAGGTTTGGGCCATTTCAAGGATGATCCAGAGCTTCTGGAGCTTGCCGCCCTGTATCTTCGCGGTCAGTGCGCCTGCGGAAAATGTGAAGTGAAATGGGGAGGACTGCCCTTGTTTTCCCAAAAGGAGCATTAACATGAAACCTGTATGGGAAAATAAACTTCCGGCTGATCACAAGACAAAGCCGATGAAGGCACATCAGATCAAGCAGGCGAAGGCGATGGCTCGTGCTGCTGGACGCCCGTACCCAAATGCTGTAGACAATATTGCAGCAGCGCGCAGCAAAGGCAAATAGGTGAAGAAATGGCTGTAAACAAAATTTCCAAAACCGGGGTTGGCTCTAGCGGCATTTATGCTGTTGATTACTTTCAGTGTCCAGTGAATGTGGGCATTCAGGCTGTAGTCACTGGTACTGCGACATATACTGTTGAGTACACGCTTGATGATATTCTTGATTCTGGTTTTGTCGCATCCACCGCGACATGGGTCGCTGTCGCTACTAACTTGAATAACGCGACTGGAAATCAGAATGCTCTTTTTATCATACCGTCCCGTGGCATCCGCATTACAATTGCCAGCGGTACTGGGACTGTAACGGCGACTATCTGTCAGGCGGGCATTGGCTGATTGGAACATTGAATGACCACAAGCGGGACATACGCATACAATCCTTCCATTGGTGAGGTGGTACTGTATGCTTTCAACCTTTGTCAGATCAGGTCTACATCGCTTGCTCAGGAGCATCTAAATAGCTCCCGGCAGGCGATGAACATGATGCTTTCCCGCTGGAGCAACATGGGCGTCAATCTGTGGAAGGTTGACACTGAAACGATCACACTGGAAGAAGGTGTTTCTACTTATACTGTCCCCGCCGATACGGTTATGATTCTGGATATGTACGCCAGAACGCCTTACGGCAACACCAATACTGACCGCATTATGATGCCGATCAGCCGTTCTGAATATGCCAGTTATCCCAACAAACTACAGCAGGGTTTCCCTACTGTGTTCTGGTTTGACCGCCTGATCAATCCGACAGTGACGATCTGGCCTGTGCCGGATGGCTCTGGAAACCCGACAACGATCACATACTACCGGGTTACGCAGATTCAGGATGCCAACCTTCCGGGCGGGGAAACAATCGACATTCCATACCGCTGGCTTGATGCTTTTTCAAATGGGCTTGCATACTACCTGTCTCGCATCTGGCAACCTCAGTTGACGGGTCAGTTGAAGCAGGAAGCGGACGAGTCCTACATGATCGCCGCCAATCAGGACACTGAAAACGTCGGCGTTTACATTTCGCCAATGATTGGTGGGTACTTCCGGTGAGGCCACACGGCAGAGCAAAAGTAAGTACAAGAAACCCGGAGGCTTTCGCTATATGCGATGACTGCGGTTTTTTGTACAATCTTTCTGAACTACGCTGGCAGTTTGAATGGGGTGGTAACAGGCTTATAAACAAGAAGCAGCTTGTTTGCCGCCGTTGTAATGACCTGCCGAATACTCAGCTTCGCGCGATTGTTCTTCCTGCCGATCCGATGCCAGTAATGAACCCTCGCGTTCAGAACTATCAGCAGGCGGAAACAGACTATCGCGCGACATCTGGACAGAACACTGTCAACCCGCAGACTGGCATCCCTATTCCGGGTAATACGCTTCGCATCACTCAGAATGACGAATACCGTGTCACTCAAGAAACTGGTGAGCCGCCTTACGGCACTAATCAGCTTCCCGGTACGGACCCAAATGCTGTTACATTCCGCACCATCACCAATGCGTTTAACAATGGCTTTGGCGGCATTCGTTTGATTGTAAACACGACAAATGGAATGATTACTGGCCAGAATGTAACAATTGGAGATGTACTTGGAACTACAGAAGCGAATGGAAACTGGACTATTACTGTAATAAGTTCAAACACCGTTGACTTGAATAATTCTACATTTACAAATGCTTATTTAAGCGGCGGATATATTGTGAACAATCCCGCTCTGCCGTATAACTTCACTGAGATACCAAAGACAGGACCGCTCTGATGGCTAATGTGCAAATCCCGAATCTACCCGTTGCGACAGCCCTTAACGGCACTGAACAAATTGAAGTTGTTCAGGCAGGGGTTTCTGTACGCACGACTAGCGGGGCGATCTCTGGTATCACTGCGGGTGCTACAGGGCCAACTGGCCCAGTTGGTGCAACAGGCCCGACAGGTCCTACTGGCCCTACGGGTGATACTGGCCCGACTGGACCGACTGGTATTGAAGGCCCGACTGGTGCGACTGGCGCTACAGGGCCTACGGGTATTGATGGCGTAACAGGTCCAACAGGCGCTACTGGCGTTACTGGTCCGGTTGGCGCAACGGGTGTTGACGGCCCGACTGGCGCAACAGGTGCTACGGGTCCGACTGGCCCGACTGGCTTGACTGGTGCTACTGGTGCGACTGGCGCAGATGGCGGGTTCTTGACGCCCGGCACCTATGTCATGCGCGCCGTTAAAACAGGCGGTCAGACAATCCCACTAGGTGTGGACACAGTTGTAACTTTCAATGCAGGTGTTGACCCACAAGGTTGGTTTTCTTCAAATACTTTCCGGCCTACAGTGGCTGGATATTACTTGCTGAACGCTCAGGTTCTTTGGAACCAAGCCTCTGCCACAGTCGGACAGAACAATATTCAGTTCCGTAAAAACGGCGGCACTCAGATTGCTATCGCCCAAACAACTATGCAGACTGGGGCAAATTACGCCCTTTACCTTAATTACATTGAGTATTTCAACGGCACTACAGATTACGTTCAGGTTACCGCATATACTGCGAACAACCCCAGCCAAAATATTGATCCAACCTCAACGGGGACTTGGTTCGACGCCGCGCTGTATGCTTACGGTCCTCCGGGGGCGACTGGTGCGACAGGCCCGGTAGGTGCAACTGGTGCGACTGGCATTGACGGTGTGACGGGTCCTACTGGCCCGACAGGTGCCACTGGCGCAACTGGTGCCACTGGCCCGGTTGGTGGATTGACGCCAAGCAATTACTTGGTTCGCGCTAATAAAAACAACACTGACCAAACAATCCCGCAAAGTGTGGATACTGTCGTAACTTTTGTAGACAGTGTCGATCCCCAAAATTGGTTTTCGTCAAATCGCTTCCAGCCAAACACGGCTGGGTATTATTTGATGAATGGACAAATTTGGTGGAGATTGGGCGGTATTACCAGCAACCAAACCAATATTCAATTCCGCAAAAATGGTACTGCACAGCTTGCAATATCTGAGACTACAATTCAGACTGCGGTAGATTACGTACAAACACTGTCATATTTGGAGTATTTTAACGGCACCACTGATTATGTCGAAGTTACAGCTTATACTGCTAACACTGGCGGCCAAACAATTAACGGGCTTTCATCTGGCACATTTTTTGATGCCATTTTGTACGCTTATGGAACGCAGGGAGCGGTTGGCCCCGAAGGGCCTACAGGTCCAACAGGTGCAACTGGCCCTGTAGGCGCTACGGGCGCAACAGGCGCGACAGGCATTGATGGTCTAACTGGTCCCACTGGCCCCACTGGGGCTACGGGCGCAGTTGGCGCTACGGGGCCTACAGGTATTGATGGTGCAACGGGTCCGACAGGTCCCACTGGCGCAACTGGTGTGGACGGCCCCACTGGCCCGACTGGTGCTACTGGTGTCGATGGCGCGACAGGACCTACTGGGCCGACTGGGCCTACAGGTGTTGATGGTCCTACAGGCCCGACTGGCGCGACTGGTCTTGATGGGCCAACTGGGCCTACAGGATTGACTGGTGCGACAGGTGCAACTGGTCCGACTGGTGCCACTGGCCCAACCGGAAGCACAGGCGCTGGCGGCGCTCTTGGATATTACGGGTCTTTCTACGACACCACTACTCAGGGCGGCTCTCTCACCGCCATTGCCCTTGCAATTGGTTCTGTTGCGGAAGCCAATGGAGTAAACCTGAGCAACACTTCCCGCGTTAACTTCACACAACCGGGTACTTACTCCGTTACGTTCTCTCTCCAGTTCACTAACACAGACAACAACGTCATTCACAATGCTGACGTTTGGCTGGCGAAGAATGGAACTGCCCTTGCTGATACAAATAGCAGGTTTGACATTCCCGGCCTTCATGGCGGCCAAGATGGCGCTCTTATCGGAACTGTTAATTTTGTTCTGACACTTGCCGCCAACGATTATCTTGAAGTCTATTGGCTTGTAGACAGCACTCAAGTCAGCATTTCAACTCTGGCGGCAGCTTCGCCCGTCCCTGAAACTCCGGGCGTTATTTTCACCGCCACTCAGGTTATGTACACTCAGATTGGCGCTACGGGTGCAACAGGCCCGACTGGCGCTACAGGACCGACAGGTCTTACTGGTGCTACTGGTCCCACTGGCGTCACGGGCTTGACTGGCCCGACTGGCCCGACTGGCATTGGCGGCGTGGGTGTTAACTGGAAGGGTCCGTGGAACAACGTCACTGTATACGCGACGAATGACGGCGTTGAATATAACGGCTCTTCATGGATCGCTAATTCAACCAATGACAACCAAACACCGGGTATCGACCCTGTATGGGATTTGTGGGTAGCGCAGGGCGCGACTGGGCCTGCTGGCGCGACTGGTGCGACTGGACCGGGCGGTGCTGGCTCGACTGGCCCGACAGGTCCGACTGGCCCGACTGGTGCCACTGGTGCTGCTGGTGCAACTGGCGCTACGGGCGTTACGGGTGCTACAGGCGCTACTGGTGTGGCTGGCGCTACAGGGCCGACTGGCGTTGCTGGTCCGACTGGCGCAACTGGCCCGACTGGCATTGATGGGGTCACTGGGCCTACAGGTCCTACGGGCGTTACTGGCCCGACAGGTGCCACTGGCATTGATGGCGCTACAGGCGCAACGGGTGTCACAGGTCCTACTGGGCCTGCTGGTGCCACTGGTGTAACGGGTCCTGCTGGTGCAACTGGCCCCGGATTTACTTGGCTTGGGGCTTATAATGGTGTCACTGCTTATGCTGTAAACGATGTCGTAAGTTATACAGATGGCTCCAATTACATTTGTATTTTGGCGTCTACAGGTAATCTTCCGACAGATACGACGTATTGGTCGTTGTACACATCTGTGGGCGCTACAGGCCAGACAGGCGTTGCTGGTCCGACTGGTGCCACTGGCCCGGTTGGTGCAACTGGTATTACCGGGGCAACAGGCGCGACAGGACCTGACGGCATCACTGGCCCGACAGGTGCGACTGGCCCGACTGGCGCAACTGGTCCTGCGGGTGCTGGTATTAACTGGCGGGGTGCGTGGAACAGTGCCACTACCTATGTTGCGAATGACGGCGTTGGGTACAATGGGTCTTCGTGGATCGCTAACGCGACCAATAACAACCAAACACCGGGCATCGACCCGGTGTGGGATTTGTGGGTTGCTCAGGGCGTCACTGGTCCTACGGGTGCAACTGGCCCTGTAGGTGCGACTGGCGCAGATGGCGCGACTGGTGCGACTGGCCCGACTGGCCCGACTGGCGCGACAGGTCCCGTAGGCGCGACAGGCCCTGTGGGCGCGACTGGCGTTGATGGTCCTACAGGTCCTACTGGTGTCACTGGCCCTGCTGGCGCGACAGGTCCCGTGGGTGCTACAGGTCCGGTTGGCGCGACTGGCGCAACTGGTGCCACGGGTCCGGGGTTTGTTTGGCTTGGCGCATATAACGGCGCGACAGCATATGTGCCGAATGATGTCGTGAGCTACACTGACGGATCAAATTACATTTGTATCCTCGCCACTACAGGCAACGCTCCGCCGAATGCTACATATTGGTCCCTGTATACCTCAGTTGGCGCGACTGGCCCGACTGGTGCTACAGGTCCCGTAGGCGCTACAGGACCCGTGGGTGCGACAGGACCTGTCGGTGCTACTGGCCCCGTCGGCGCTACCGGGCCAGTCGGCGCAACTGGCGTTGATGGTCCTACTGGACCGACTGGCGTCACTGGTCCTGCTGGTGCGACAGGCCCCGTCGGGGCTACAGGCCCTGTCGGCGCAACTGGTGCTACCGGACCTACTGGTGCGACTGGTGCCACTGGCGCTACTGGCGCTACTCCTGCGATTGGTGGCGCTGACACACAAGTACAGTTTAACGATGGCGGCTCCGCCCTTGGCGGGAGCAGCAACTTTACCTTTGACAAGGTGAATAATCAGGTAGGTATCGCTGCCGGGTCTGCTGCGGCTCCGTCCCTGATTGAGAATGGCAATCCTAGTACCGGACTGTTCTTCCCGGCTGCTGACACTATTGCTTGGTCTACTGTTGGCACTGAAAGGATGCGCATTGGTAGCACGGGCAATGTTGGCATTGGTAACAATGTCGCCACTACGGCTACAAGCCTTATGGTTAACAAGGATTTTACTGGCGGAACTACTGCATTAGGTGTCGCCACACTAGGAACTATTCAATCCGACGTTACAACAGAAGCAGATTGTTTCCGTACACTTCCGGCGACCGCTGCCGCTGCATTTACGGTTACAAATCTTTATCATTACAATGCGCTCCAAGGAACTTTGGGCGCTGGCTCCGCTGTAACAAATCAAGTTGGGTTCAGGTCCGGTGCTTTACGGCAAGCAACAAACAATTATTCATTTTTTGCAGTTAACACCACCTCTATTACTGCGGGTAAGGTTTCATACGGTTATTATTCAGAAATTGATTCTGCCAGCGGCGGAGGTACGACATACCAGCTTTATATGAACGGAACTGCACCAAGTTATTTTGGTGCTAACGTAGGTATTGGAACAACAGCGCCGGATGCCCTGTTGTCTGTAAACGGCATTTCCTCCTTCGGTGCAGGCGCAGCCGCTACTCCGTCAATTGCTGCGTTTGGCAATCTTGGCACAGGCATGTGGTTCCCGGCTACTGACACTGTTGCTTGGTCAACAGGCGGTGTCGAGCGCATCCGCGTTAGGTCCGATGGGTGCGTAGGCATTGGCAGTGCTGGCAGTGGGTCTGTGAACCTATTGTCAAGCCGTAACTACACTGGAGCGGCAACGTTTTATGGCATTGCGATTGCTACAACAATCCAATCAGATGTTACGACTGTAGCATCAGGGTTTTCTACAAGCATATCAACAGCCGCCGCCACATTCAGCACGTCCATAAACCACTTTCAGACGGGTTTTGTCTCGCAAGGTGCCGGGTCTACGATCACCGCGCAGAGAGGGTATTTATCAACCAATACCCTGATCGGTGCAACGAACAACTATGGTTTTTTTGCTGCTGATACTTCGGCTGTTGCTACTGGTAATACGGCATACGGCTTTTATTCTGCCGTTAACACCGCATCAGGCGGAGGAACGACTTACTCATTTTATTCCGCTGGCACAGCGCCTAACGTCTTTGACGGGACTGTCTCGATTGGCGCAAATGTTGCGGCAAATGCAAATCTTTATCTTACCAAGACGGTAACTGGAAGTGTCAATGGCTTTGGGATCGCCTCTGACGGACAATTCCAATCTGATGTTACAACTCTTGGTGCAGGTGTTAGCTCTACTGTAAGCACAGCAGCCGCATCGTTTACACTTAACACGATTGCAATATTTAGGGCAAACCAAGCAACATTTGGGGCTGGATCGACTGTCAACACTCAATACGGATACTTTGCAGCCGCAACTATTATTGGGGCGACTAACAACTACGCTTTTGCAGCTACAGACACTGCTGCCGTTGCAGCAGGCAAAACTGCCTACGGGTTCTATTCAAACGTCAACGTAGCGACAGGCGGCGGAACGACTTACGGGTTTTATGCCGCTGGTACCGCCCTTAACCAATTTAACGGCCCGGTTGCCGTTAACCAGACGCTCTGGAATTATGCTCCACCGCCATCTGCGCAGTCAGCGGCGGCAACCCTCACTGCGACGGACCTGAAGGATGGTATAATCACGGCAACAGGAACAACCTACACGCTGACCTTACCTCTCGGAACGGATATTGACATAGGGTTCGCTCCCATACCCGGTAATTCACTTGGTTTTGATTTTTATATTGTGAATAACGCAAGCGGAACTGTCACACTTGCGGTCAATACTGGTATAACTTCATCTGGTACACTTACGGTTGCAACCGGGGTTTCTGCCCATTTCAGGCTTCGCAGGACTGCGGCGAATACCTATGTTGTGTACAGGCTTTCATAAGGAGAAGACAGTGATTACCATTGAGATGACAAAAGAAGAAGCACAGGCATTGGCTGGCCTTCTGGATATTGCCGTTAAGTCTGGCGGTATGCAGGTTGCTAATGCAGCCCTTGTAATTATGCGCAAGATTGAAGAAGCGGCAAAGTCGCTTGATAAGAAGGATTAAGAATAATGGCTATCACATACTCTTGGCAGTTCCCTACACTTGATGTGACCTACAACGGAATCATCCAAGAGACAGGTGATGCTGTTCAGAATGTAGTAAGTACTGTTCACTGGGTCTACACGGCGCAGGATGGCAACCACACTGCTACGATGTATGGCACAGTTTCTCTTCCCGCACCCGGACAGCCGTTCATTGATTACGGTGACCTTACGCCTGAGATTGTTCAGGGGTGGGTAGAAGCTGCGCTTGGTGCTGATGAAATTGCAAGAATGCAGTTGTCTTTTGTTGGGATGATTGAGGCGAAAAAGCAGCCCAAAAGTGGAAGCATGTCACCGCCTTGGCAGTAATGAACTGTCACGCCTAAAGCATTCGATAAACGGGGAGAAAATAATGGAGTATGTAACAAAATGAGGATGCACGTTTGCGCCCTTCCTCACACCAATACCGTGACTGAATACATAAGCTGTGCCTATACAGCAAAAGTCATTAACTTCTGCCGCATGATGAAAGACCGTGGCCACACGGTTTTCCTTTATGGTGGTGAGAGTAACGAAGCGCCATGCGATGAGCATATCGTATGCGTCAGTGAGGCCGACAGGGCGGCCCACGTTGGCAGCAAGCACTTCACTTCCGCCGACTTCAACTACAAGCTACCGTTCTGGGTGAACGCAAACACCAAGGCCACGGAAGAGATCAAGAAGCGGGCGGAGCCGAAAGATTTTATCTGTCTGATTGGTGGGTATGCGCAAAAGCAGATCGCTGATTCCCTGCCCAACATGATTTCTGTTGAGTTTGGAGTGGGCTATGGCGGCTCATTCAGTCAGTATCGCGTGTTTGAAAGCTACGCTTGGATGCACACTTGCTATGGAAGCGCCCGTGGCAATGATCCTCATGGGATCGACGGCAAGTGGTGGGATACAGTTATACCGGGCTATCTAGACCCGGCCCAGTTCCCATTCAGCGCGGAAAAAGACGATTACTACCTGTTCATTGGCAGACTGATTGACCGCAAGGGATACCAGATCGCTGTGGATGTCTGCAATGATCTTGGAAAGAAGTTGGTTGTCGCTGGGCAGGGTGTTCCTCCAAAAGGTTGCGAATATGTTGGCGTTATCGGCCCGGAAGAGCGTGGGAGGCTGATGTCCCGCGCGAAGGCGGTTTTTGTTCCGACCATCTACATTGAGCCTTTTGGAAATGTTAATGTAGAAGCGCAGGCTTGCGGAACGCCAGTAATCACGACGGACTGGGGTGCCTTTACTGAGACGGTTATTGACGGCGTGACTGGCTTCAGATGCAGGACGTTTGGTGAGTTCAAGCGCGCTGCTATTGAGGTCGAAAATCTCGACAAGTATGAGATTAGGAACCGCGCTGTCAGGGAGTATTCCTTGGACATAATTGGGAAAAAGTACGAAGATTACTTTGTCCGCTTACAGCATTTGTGGGACAAGGGGTGGTACGAGGGGCGTGAAATTGGGGGCTAACAGCCCCCTTTTCTTTGACAAAAAATAACGGTAGAAAACTTGCGGGGAGAACGTGCTTAGGGATTGATCATGGTTCTCGACTTCCAAGTTCTCTTCAATGCGGCGGCTGGCATCATTTTCATTGGCGCTGGGTGGTTTCTGCGACAACTGTGGGACGCCGTGGAGAGACTGAAGAAGGACTTACATGACATCGAAAAAGAATTACCTGTTCTGTATGTGAGGCGGGATGAGTTCTCGGACGGACTCAAAGAAATAAAGGAAATGCTGTATAAAATCAGCGACAAGCTAGACAACAAGGCGGACAAATGAAAGTCTCTGACGCTGGACTGAATATTATCAAGAAGTTTGAAGGTTTGCGCCTTATTGCTTACCCAGACCCAGCGACAGGCGGCGAGCCTTACACAATCGGATATGGCCACACATACAGTGCTGGCCCGCCCAAAGTTAAGCCGGGTATGCGCATCACAGGCATGGAAGCTTCGGCTATCCTGAAGTCCGATCTGGGCGTCTTTGAACGTGGCGTCAGCGACCTCCTGAAGCGCAATCCGACCCAAGCGCAGTTCGACGCGATGGTAAGCTTGGCATATAATATTGGCCTTGGTAACTATAAGAAATCCACCGTCCTTCGTAAGTTCAATGAAGGCGATTTCTCTGGTGCTGCTGATGCCTTCATGTTGTTTGTTAAGGCGAACAAGAAGGTCATGCAGGGGCTTGTTAACAGGCGTTCTGATGAGCGTGAACTTTTCCTGATCGGAAGCGGGAAGAAGGTTGTGCCAGTGGCGGCAGAGGCAGCGACAGTCACTCCGAAGGCCGATCCTGAGATCATCATCTCTGAACCCAAACCAGTGTACGCGCACAGGCGGGTATGGACTTCTGTCATGGGATGGCTTGGCGGGGGCGGTGTCGCAAGCTTTGCCGCCTTCTCTGGGTTCGATCATCGCACCCTTCTCGTCCTGCTTGGCGCTCTGGGGGCGTTCGTATTGTTCTTCTGGTTCATCTACCGGAAGGAAATCAGGCAGGGGCTGTTCCATAAGTGATATGGCTCTTGCGAGTTCTGGCATGGGTGGGGTTACCTTCTTGGGTAGCCCCTTTGCTCATTGCTGGGGCTGTCGCGGGGGCGCTTGGCGGAGCCTACATCAAGGGACGGATGGACAGTGCCGCCAGTTGCCGGGAGAGGGAACTTTTGGCCGTCGTGGCGTCTATGGAACGCGACAAGAGGATCGCGGAGCTTGCGGATCGGTACTCGAAAAAAGCGATCCAAAAACTTGAGGAAGAAGCTCGCAAGGACAATGAGGAGATCGCCAAATATGCTGAAGAACTCAAAAGGCGTCCTGATCGTTGTGACCTTACTCCCCTTGATGTTGACAGGATGTTCAACACTAAGGGGTGGTAAGCCACAGGCTGTCTCTCTCCCTGAACCACCTTCTTGTATGGCCCCTCTGGCAGCGCCACAGATCGCCGCCAACATGGATGCTAGGGAGGTTCTCGCCCGACATTCAGCGGCATTGAAGGCGGCAAATGGTCGTCTAACGTGTTCGCGTGACTGGTATTCCGCCGTCCGCCAAGAGTATGCAAAGCAGTAGATTCATTGGTGGAATTAAGTTATGATGCCGGAAAATGAAGTTAACAGGGGCGTAGTATGGCTGGTTTGACTTACGCTACATACAAGACTGCTTTGGCAACACTTTCTGTCGTCCCTGAAAATGACGACAATTGGTTGGCAATACTACCTGATACTATTGATTATGCGGAACTTCGCATTTACCGCGACCTTGATCTTCTTTCTACAGTTCTGACAAACACGGATTTTTCGACGACTGCCAACACGTCCAAGGTCCAGTTGACGCAGGGTACTTTTGTAACTTTGCAGAACATCAATGTCATCACCCCGGCAGGGACGACTGACCCTGATGCTGGCACACGAAACCCTGTCCTGCCTGTATCAAAAGAGTACATTCAGTATGCGTGGCCCAACAGCAACAACGCTGGTGTATCTGAATACTTTGCCATGATTGATGAGCGCACATTCTCGCTCGGTCCTTGGCCTGATGACACATATACATTGGAAATTATCGGGACATACAGGCCGGAATCACTGTCTGAAACCAACACGCAGACATTCATTTCGCAGTATCTGCCTGATTTGTTCCTGATGGCTTCTATGATTTTTGTCAGCGGATACCAGCGCAACTTTGGCCGCCAGAGCGATGACCCTGCCATGGCACAGTCTTACGAAAGCCAGTATCAGGCCCTGTTGCGTGGCGCTACAGTTGAAGAGTACCGCAAGAAGTTCGCTGCATCTGGGTGGACATCCATATCGCCATCCCCTGTGGCTAGTCCGGGTAGGGGATAACGAATGCCTCACGCTACACTGAAGCTCATTCCGGGCGTTGACACGACAAAGACGCCGACGCTCAATGAAATGGCGGTGTCTCGCAGCAACCTTGTGAGGCTTGTCCCTGACCGTAGTGGCATGGGGCTTGTTCAGAAACTTGGCGGCTGGACCGACTTCATCACCGGAGATTTGGCTGATACTATCCGTGCGCTGAAGGCATGGAGCGATCTTGAATACAACAATTATCTGGCAATTGGCGGAGAGGGAACTGTCGGAGTAAAAGTTTACAATTCTTTTGATGATTCAATTGTTGATGTAACGCCATATTATCTAATTGGAGACAAACAATCTAGTTTTGTAGCAACTGGCAACCAGTTGCCTAGTATTGAGCTTCATTCTCCGGTCAATCTTGCCACTGTGGCGTCTGCACTAACAGCAACCTATGACAATGTCGCTGGCACACTTACAAATTCTGGCGCACAGGCTGCGCTTGTTGTCGATGGCGTGACTGTATCAGCAGGTAACCGTATCCTTGTAAAAAACCAAACTGCTCAATTGCAGAATGGCGTATATACTGTAACAAATGTAGGAGACTCCAGCACCAATTGGGTTCTTACACGGGCCGCTGACTTCAATACGTGGGCGGCTGGAAATATTGAGCGTGGTGCTTCTTTTTATGTTAGTGAAGGAACTCAAAATGCGGGAACGTATTTTTACTGCGCAAACGCAACTACTGTTACTGTTGGCGTTACTTCGATAATATTTGTTCAAGGTTCTGGCTTCACAACAAATCCCGGTACTGATTCAGTTACACTTTACACGACTCGTGTCCCGTCTTCAGCATCATACGTTTATTTCCCGACAATCGTAAACATTGGGAACATAAACATTCTTGGGCCATACGATATTTTAACCACTGGGCAGGGGTTTGTTACATTTGAAGTACCCAGCCTGCTAACGAGCATTGCCAAGGTAAAATCTATAACTTCTGGGTCAAACCGCATAGTTACAATTACCTTCAATCAAACTCATAGTTTTTATGCCGGGCAAAACATCTACGTCTCAAGTGTGGACGATTCTACATTTAACGGGTCTTTTACTATCAGTTCAACGCCGGGTGATATTACCCCGTACACGATAAAATACACACAGACTGGTGTCTCCACAGCGACTGAGTCTGGCGGTGGCTTTGTAAACGCAAGAGTTAACTTTGGAGGAAGCCCGCCAAATTTAGCTACTTTCGAAGTTGGAAACTCGATAATTCAAGTAACACTGCAAAACCATGGTTTTTCGGTCGGAGACACATTTAAGATTGAAAGAAGCACTACAGTAGGTGGTGTTACTTTGTATGGCTTGTACACTGTAAACAAAGTAATCCCCGCTCCATCTGGCCTTGGCAATTTTTCCAATTCATTTTTGATTTCTGCTGACAGAACGGCGACAAGTATTGCCAGTGCTTATGAAAATGGCGGGAAAATATACTCTTATTACTTTGTAAGTCTAACGCCTGTGTCTCAAGGCAATAATTATTTTTACAATAGCGGAATTTACAATGAAGGCATTTACAGTAGCGGGTATGTTCCGAACGCCAACAATGGCTCTCCGATTGCCTCGACCAATTGGTCATTTGACAATTGGGGTTCCATCTTGGTTTGCTGCCCTAAAAATGGAGCCATTTATTACTGGCAACCAGTGGGTGGAACTTCGAAAAATCTTAACTACATGCCAAATGCACCTGTTTACAATTCAGGTATATTTGTTGCGATGCCACAAAGGCAGATTATTGCGTATGGGTCTTCGTTCAATAACATTCAGGACCCTCTCTTGGTCCGCTGGTGTGATATTGAAGACTTTACGACTTGGATCGCTCAGGCGAACAATCAGGCGGGCAGTTACCGTATCCCTACTGGGTCCAAGATTGTCGGAGCTACTCAAGCCTCTCAGCAGGCGTTGATTTGGACTGATCTTGATCTGTGGTCGATGACCTACATTGGACAGCCGTATATTTATGGGTTCAATAAAATTGGCGTGAATGCTGGCCTTATCTCTCAGAAGGCATTCGGCACCATGGGCGGCGTTGCTTATTGGATGGGCCAGAAACAGTTCTTCAAGTTTGCTGGGAATGGCGTAGAGGTTATACCTTGCCCCGTATGGGATCAGGTATTCCAGAACCTTTACGAAGGCACAGATGAAGACGAAAATTATTACATAGACCGCATTTGCTGCGCCACAAATAGCCAGTTCAATGAAGTCACTTGGTACTTCCCCGCTCGTTATCTTTTCCCGCTCTCTCCAGAAGATGACGCAAATGTTGGGCCATCGAATAGCGGGAATGGTGAGGTAAACGCTTATGTAAAATACAACGTGGCCTTGAACCAGTGGGATTACGGGTATCAGGACCCAACAGATGACCGCACTCTTGTGGCCCGGACGGCATGGATAGACCAGTCTGTATTGGGTCCGCCGATTGGCGCAGCAACAACAAAATCTGTGAATGTGAATAATGATGTCCCGATTGACGGATACTTCACTGGGGCAAGTATATACGCTGTTGGCGATTCTGGCGTTGAAACTATTTACTTCTATCAGATTGGAAATCAATTCGCTGTTGGATCAAACGTAATTGTTTCTGGTTTTACTGACATCATTTTTAACGGCGTATTTACCGTTACTGATTCTTCAAGCGGAAACAGTTCTCCTGTATCCATAACAAGGGCGTCTCCCGCAGTTGTTACATGGAACGATCACAATCTTGCAGAAAACGATGTCGTTTACTTCAAGACAACACAAACTATGCCGACCGGGCTGTCCGCAAACACTCCTTACTTTGTTAAGACAGTCCTATCTAGCAACACGTTTACTGTTTCTGCAACGGCTGGCGGTGCCGCGATCAACACGTCCAGTTCATACCTTGGCGTGATCAAATGTTATCAGTCCAGCTATGTGTCTTTCTCAAATCCAAACTTTACATCGCCCGTAACCGACACATCTGCTGGCATTGTTGAGTACCAAATCTCCGCCCCTGTGTACCAGCACGAAACATCGAACGATGCGGCGGGCTATGGGATGAGTAGCGGGTTCACCACTGGCTACGCCTCAATCTCTGACGGGGACATGCTTACTTTCATTGACCAAGTTTGGCCCGATATGAAATGGGGTCAATTGGAACAGAACAAAGACACTGAAGTAAACGTAACATTTTACGTTACGAATTACCCCGGTCAGACGCCAATCCAGCACGGGCCATATCCGGTAAACCATGAAACGGACTACCTGAGCGTTCGCATGAGAGGCCGTCTTATCGCTATCAGCGTGTCAAGCGAAGGAGTTGGTGGCTTTTGGCGGATGGGAGGCATCCGTTACCGTTTCCAAGCCGATGGGAAATACTAATCTCAACATCTTCCCCGGTCTAAAGGCCGAGGATTTACAAGGAGAATAAGCAGCTTGGCTAGTTTAGATGATCTCGTCACCGTATGTAAGAACGGCGTCATTGCTGTTAACACATTGGTAACAACG